GAAACAACATTCAGCTCATTGAAAATCAAACTTGTTTCTGACGATGAGATTCATATGAGGGATATTAACTCCAAAAAAGAGGGTGAAACCATATGCTTCGTAGCAACTGTAATAGCAACTGATGCTCCTAAAACATATATAAAGTCTGCAAATGTAGAATGTCCTAGATGTTTTACTACAGAAAGAGTAACATGTTCATTTGATAGGACACTCCCAACACTATTATGTATGAATGCTGGGTGTGGCAGATCTAAAATGGATGTAATAAAAAGAGGAGTAGAGACAGATGATATACAAACAATATTACTACAACAACCACTAGAATCTGCTGATAATAATTCACCAATACTATTCTATGGTAAATTAATAGGTGATAATGTCGGTAATTCTTTCATAGGTCAAAGAAAGAAAATAATAGGTATATTTAGATCAGTAATTAAACCAAAGGATGAAGAACATGAGGTTATAATCGATATAGTATCAATCAATGATTTGGATGACACTAGAGATATATTACCTTCCCCAGATGAAAAGATACTACTATTAAAAGAATCAAAAGAACCAGAATTCATAGAAAAGTTAATTCATAGTTATGCACCAGACATTTATGGATATGACGATATAAAACTATCATGTCTGTTACAGTTAGTAGGTGGGGTTAAAACTAAAAAGAGAGGTGATATTAACATCTTACTAGTAGGTGACCCAAGTATGGCAAAGTCAGAACTGTTAAAATATGGCAAAAGTATAACCCGAAAATCAATATACACCAGTGGTAGGGGATCTACAAGTGCTGGTTTAACCATAGGTATGGTCAAATTATCAGATGGTAGAATGGTGGCACAAGCTGGTGTATTACCGTTATGTTCAGGTGGGTATGCATTCATAGACGAGTTTGACAAAATGAATAAGGATGACAGATCTTCAATGCATGAAGCTATGGAGCAACAAACAGTATCAATAGCCAAAGCTGGTATATCATTAACATTAGAAGCCAAAACTAGCATCATGGCAGCAGCCAATCCAAAATTTGGTACTTATGATAATGATTTATCCTTAATGGATAACATAAACATACCAAGTCCGCTATTATCAAGGTTTGATCTAATATGGCTCATAAGAGATACTGTAAACGTTACAGAAGATACGTTAAAAGCTAATCACATACTGGATGGGTTTGATGAAACTGAGGAAAAAAAAGACTGTAGATTTTCTACTAGGGAATTATCAGCATTCATTAACGAGTCAAAAAAATGTACCCCAAAAATAACTAAAGAAGTAAGGGATGAAATAGTAAAGATATATGAAAAACTAAGACAAACATCAGATAACGAGCTTAATGTAGGTATTAGACAACTTGAGGCATTAATCAGATTGTCAATGGCTCATGCAAAGCTAAGATTCAAAGAACATGTTGGATTAGAGGATATAAAAGCAGTAAAAAACCTACTAATAAATATGTTCGATAAATTTGGTATAGATTTAGTAAAGGCAAATACAGCACAATCTACATTAATAGGAAGCACTGGCAAAATGTCAAAACAACAATTATATATACATGTTTGGGAACAATGTAAAAATAAAAACGGATGTGTTAAAACAACCGACTTCTTTAAAAGACTTGCAGATGAAGGAATAGATGATATGACTAGACAAAAGTTATTTGGGGAATGGGAAAAAACAAATCAAATAAAGGCGATGGCAGATGGTACGTGGAAAAGAACATAAGAGTAATATAGTAGATGACATAGATAATAATATGTCTGAAACTGTAGAAGAAATACAAGAACCTATAATTGACTTGTCTGTAACTCAACTTGACGGGGTCGGCTCTGCAACCGAGAAAAAATTAACTACGTTTGGTGTATCATCCCTGATAGATATCTGCATAAGGGGAGGCAGAGAAATATCAGAAATAACTGGGGTCACAAAATCAAAGGCAGATAGTTGGGTATTCAACAGTCAGAAAATATTAGAAGATAATAACATGATAAGAAAATCTGATTTAGATGTTATTGACCTAATGGAATATCAAGACAATCTAAAAACAATATCAACAACATGTAATGCCATAGACGGATTGTTTGGAGGTGGGGTCAAACCCGAATGTATATATGAAGTTTATGGTGAGTTTGGTTCAGGTAAAACACAATTTTGTAACACATTGATAGTTGAAGCTATTAACAAAGGTGACAATATTGTATGGATAGACTGCGAGGATACATTTAGACCTAGAAGAATAATTGAAATATTGAAAGTAAAAGGATATGCAGAAACAAAGGAAGAGTTAGAGACTGCACTTAAACGTATAACCTATTTCTATACACCAAACACTGAACAATTATTAGGTACTATAAATGCATTATCAAAAACAATGGAGAAGAAAAGACCATCACTTGTTATCCTTGATGGATCTATAGGTCAATTCAGGGAAGAATACCTAGGTAGGGGGACTCTTGCAGACAGACAAAATCAAATAGCCAGACTAATGACACATATTAAAAACATATCATATTATTTTAGATGTACCGTGGTGTTTACAAACCAAGTACAAACAGATCCGTCTGTAATGTTTGGAGACCCAGTTAAACCAATAGGTGGTAATGTTGTGGGTCACGCATCAACGTATAGGATATATTTCAAAAAATCAGGCAAGAAGAGAATTGCTAGAATGGTAGACTCTCCAGAACACCCAATGGCAGATGCAGAGTTTAGACTTACTGCCAAAGGTGTAGAGGATATAGAGGAATAATAAGATTTAAATGACACCATTACATATTACACTCATGTGGCTAGACTATGAATATAGGGGTTTATTTCACAAAACGTCCTGCCCTAAAACATACAAAGGTTGTTATTCTTTGCCTGCATTGATGCCACATGGTTTTACTCTCTAGGGGTTGATACATAATCAATCCGAGAGAACGTATGAGGTTTTCTAACAGGAAAGCAGTATTATGGATGTTAAAGAACGGTTATGATGAAATATGGTTAAAGGCACATGGTAGACGACAAGATTTAATATATAACAGGGGTGATTGGTACAGAGCATTAGATTTATGGAACCTTTTTGATGGTATCTGTTTCGACAAACTAGGTAATATAATATTAATACAAATAAAAACTAACGCATGGGCAGCAGAGAAACCCTTCATAGAATTCTTAGCAGACAAGAAAAATTTAAGGATACTTTCAATCAATGTACGAGGAAAGTTTAAAACGTGGGAAGTTCTAACTAGAAACTATGACTGAAATAATTGGAAATGGTGAAGTTACCGCTTTATCAATACTAAAAGATATGTATGGTAATGTAATAACATATAGCACACAAATACCCTTTAAAGATCTCATGTCTGGTGAATTTAGGGACGGTTTATCAGAAAGACAAGTAAAAGAAAGTGTGGATATAGTATTATTTACTGGGTTTGAACCAATATGTGTCAGGGTTCAAGGCAGAGACCATAAGGGGTCTCTTAAAAGCATGAGAGACACTGTACAAAAACAAATGCTAGAGTGGTCAAATTGCAAGGTTGTAGATTTATGGTGGTATGACTGTCCTAACCTGTTTAAAAACAAAAAGAATGAAGAATCAATAAGAGAAATAAAAGAATCTATGGATAGAATTTAACTATTCACTTAGTATAATATTGGTCAATAACTCTCTGTAACAGTCCAAACAGTATATAGCACCAGTAACACTCACAGATTCTTTCGAGCAGAGCTTACAAGGAGTTAAGATATTAACATCTTTATTATCTGACCAAGGTAGTTTACCCATACACTCCACTAGGCTCTTTTTTTCCCTTAGCAGGATTTATTGCATCCTCACTGTGGAGATATTGGTGCATTAAGGTTATTTTCTGTTGTAATATTTTATCATCCATTTTAAGAAAAGCCAATTCTATCTCTCCATAACTAATATTATCCTCTTCATATGTTTTATTTATTAATTCGTCCAGAGAATCATAGAATTTATCTACTATATCTATTCTAATATTTCCACTTTCTTCTGCCATACTATTTAAACGTTTATAGTGCTAATTAAACTTTATGTCTTACTTTTGATATAATAGCCAAGGTAATACCTATAATTGGAATTAACTCTAGCAGATCTATACTATAAAGGAAAAAATCACTAATAGGGTGAACACCAAATAGACCAATATCCCCATCAAAAAAACACTCAGCAGCAGATATTGTGTGTGGGATCTGAAGGTACAGTATAATACCAGTAATTATAAGAGATCCTGTAATATGCCTTTCATACCAGTCAAAAAACCTCCTTATTATACCCATAAATATATGACAAACTTTAATACATAAAAATCTTTCTAGTAGTATGGATAATAATGTAACTGTCGATTTTCGTGTATATGGTATTGATAGAGGTGATTATTATAGTGAAAGTAATAGATGTATTATTAATCTAAATACGCATGAAAGTATTGACGATATATTTAAGACAATTCAACATGAATTAATACATTTTTGCATAGATGATTTAGGTGAGAATGACGATATGGACGAAGATCAGGAAGAAAGGTTAATTTTTAATATGCAGTGGGCTTTTTACTCGTTATAAATCCATGGAGACCTCTAAATCTAGCCTTATTCCTTACTAACCCATTACAACAAGAACATCTTAACCTACCATTGTTTTTTCGCTCTCTTTTTAAAAATCTTTTACCTATAAACTTCGCACATCCCTGACAGTAATAATTTAATCCCAACGCCTTGGCAAATCTAATACAAATACCGTTACACATAATAACATAACCTACTTTCCATATTTATCATCCCTTAGTTTAAACCCGAGTGGGTCTGAATTGATATTTTTACCATTTTTCTCCGCATATAATTCATATACACTAGTAGAAGTCATAGCCTCTTCCTGTATATCTTCATATAATTTTAATATTTGATCCTTATTGAGATTTCTACACCTGTTATGTACAATAGATTCTAACATACCCTTAACATCTAATGATCTTCTACCACTCCCCTTACCTTCTATTTCAAGTGTCATTAAGACAGACATATGATAAATGAATCTTTCCCTGTGTGATAATGTCATACCTTGTTTGCAAGTGTAAATTCATGCATAGATAACTGTCGTTTTAATCCACTGTCATCCATATCTTCAAAATATTTCTTTTCATCTCTATGCATCTCTATCCATAATATGTTTTGTAAATCCATTATTCTTTTTATAGTTTTACTCCTACTAAAAACCATCTCTTTTATCAAGTATTCTACAATGTTATTACTTATAAGTTCTGTGATTTGATCCATTGTTTTTTTTATTTTTTTAACCACTTAACACATTGAATAATATACTATTTAAGTGTGTCTAGTACAGCTAGTTTGAATTTATTAACTAAAATTCGTCCACCGTCAGACATATCTCTTACACTTACTACCTTGCTTTTACCGAACACTTCTTTTAACACATGATTACCCCAAAAATCTACACCGACAGAGAGAACTACTGTCTCGTTAGCATATCTTCTCGCTTTTAATACAGCCTTTTTATTCATCTTTAGCAAGGTCTTGGTAGATATATTATAATTCCAACTCTGATATTGTGGTTGACCGTCTGTAATTAATATTAATAGTTTTTTTCTACCACTCATTGTCTTTAATATTCTGGATGCGTAATCCAAAGCCAAGTGGGTAGGTGTCAGTGCAAATCTTTCCTTGTTTTCACATGTTATCTTATCACAGTCATCAATATTATTTATATCAGTAATACCTACATCACCTCTATTGTTACTAGACCACACATTTGCCTTGATTTTAATATTATCATAATCTTCTATAGAGTCAAACAATGTCGCAACCAAATTTCTTACTTTGGACATTTTTTCAAAATTTCTCATAGACATAGATCCGTCTATAGATATAACTATAGACAGACCATTCACTATCTTCTTGTCGACAAAACAATTATTAATATCATAACCTCTTATTTTACCTTCAATATATGATTCCATGTCTATTTCATCCCCATCGTAACCGATCTTACTTTTTGGCATCTCTGAAACATTTCTAAATAACTTCCTAAGATTATGTGATAGTATATTATCTACCTCGTAACTTGATGGTACACGTGTGACAGGTTTTAGATATGTTGGTTTTAGAATATTTCCTCTACTTGTGCCACTCATTGACGATTTTAATTTATCAATATCATTTTTAGCATCATTTCTTGATTCTTCAACAACATCGCTAAAATCATCTATATCATCTATAAATGTAGTATCATCTTCAATCATTGAAGGACTGTTCGACATTTGATCTATATCACTACCATCAAGTGGTTCACCAGTAAATTTGTCTATATCTTTTGGTTCCTGTACTAACCACTCATCAAGCATTGGTTTTAATTTTTTTAATAATATTAATGCACCAAGCCTGCCGAGACCGCATACATCTTCTAATGCCTGTTTGTATTTTTTATAATATTTGTGTTTTTTAACCAAGTCATCTCTAAAAAATCTAATATTTAAAATAATATTAACTGGGTTGTTGTTACACTCTTTATGTAACTTACCTCTATTAGTCCTAGCTCTAACAAATCGTTTTTTGTTTGCTAGCCACAATGTAGACATTAATGATTCAATACGTTGATCCTCTAATACATTCATAGTATCCCAATAAAGTTTACGTTTTTCATCAGATAACTCCTCATCCTTAACCCATCTATCAACAAGTTCTTTAGCCTCTGGTATAGGTGTACGCATGATAATATGTCCTAACTCATGATTGAATGCCGTGAATTTTTCAATACCTTTTACAGCAGGGGTCGCAACATTAAGAATAAAACCTTTACCGTCAAGTTTTTTATCAATTACCTTGTTGTCATCATTCCAAAATACAACATCAATTTTACAACCTATCATATGTTCAGCAATATCGGAGGTTTTTCTAAAAAACTCCTTATCACTAAGTAGATCTTTATCTCTTGCCATTATACTGTCTCATATATACCGTCTCTCACTTTACCAGCATAATTATAATATCTAGGACTTTTATATTTACCAGCCTTGGATAACACCATAAGTGTTATGTTCTTTGGGTATATCTTTGGATGTTTTATGACAGTGCATAGCATACATGTACCAAATAATTTCCAACATCTTTTTTTAGAAGATTTAAAACTTTTTTTACAATTTTTACATCTCATATCTATTACTCATTATAATACTATTTAAATCTCTCTAGTAATCAAATTATATACCTCTCCACGCATCATCATCATCATCATCAATATAACCTTCTTTATTACATACTTGACATCCTTCAATACTCCCTTCTTCACCTCTGCTATATTCACAGAATCTCTCACCCTCACATTCAGGACATACACCATTACAACCGCAGTTACAAACAATGTCTGCATCAAAATCATCATTTATTTTTAAATTAAAACAATGTAAACACAGTTTAGGATTTGGGGACTTTACTTCCTCAAAATTATGTATATTTTCACAAAAAAAAGTAGGGGTTGTCATTTGAATGTTATTCCAAATGTCTCTTGTACTCTAGCCTTGATAAGTTCATGCTCATTAGGATCTGTATACTTTATCATTATTGTTTCCTTTACGGTCTCCAGTAACACATTACTGATGATATTAGGGTCATCATCATCATAATCTTCAAGTAAATCACGATACACATCAACAAACTGTATCAAATCTCTAGTAGATAACACGTATTCAATGTCACCCTTTACTCTTAGACCGTATGTATCCTGTGCAAGTGTTAATAATGGATCTTTTACATCGCTCTCAGGTATGTCAGTCCAATCTATTATTCTAGTTACTTGTTTACTGGTTGGATAATCCCATATTCTACCAATGAATCTAGATTTTAGATCTTCTGTAAGGTTATTTACACCAGCATATTCTATTGGGTTTGTAGTTGCAACAATGGTTAACTTACAATTTTTATTTAAATTATAAGTTCTACCTCCAGCACTACAGCTATTTCTCTTATCCAACGGTCTGTTTAACCACTTTTGCATGTCATAATCTAACGCACCTATCTTATCAATGTACAGACACACATGACGAAAATGGTTAAACAGACCGTTGGATAAGAGAAATAGCTGTAGTGCTGGAGGTAGAACTTATAATTTAAATAAAAATTGTAAGTTAACCATTGTTGCAACTACAAACCCAATAG